GTTTAGTGATGCTAATGAATGCTTACTAAACAACCAAGGCAAGGCAGTAATGCAAGCCATGTGGGAAGCACAGAGATATTCTCCTGATGAAATCCTACATGTAAATGAGATTACTAGTAAGATTGATGACAGCAGTGATACAAAAGTATATCCATTCCCCTTCGATAGTTTGACTGAATTCTTATTAGGTCAAAGAAGTGGAGAGATTACTTTGTGGACTTCAGGTACAGGCTCTGGTAAATCTACTTTGTTAAGAGAACTTATTGTTCATCACTTAAACGAAGGAAGATCTGTCGGTGCTATTATGTTAGAGGAATCACCAAAGGAAACTGTTGATGATTTAATCTCTCTGATTATTAATAAACCAGTCCGTGCTATTAGAGCTGCACAGATTATGAAAGAGTTAAGAGAACAACTAGGTAAAGAACCTTTGGATCTTGTTGAAAGTTTAACAGATGATGAATACAACGAAGGTAAGAAAGCTATTGCTGACACACCGTTATATGTATACGATCACTTAGGTAACAACGGATTGCAAAATCTTTGTGCTAGGATAGAATTCATGGCAGTATCTCTGAATGTAGATGTAATTATATTAGATCACATTACAGCAGCAGCTACAGGCTTAATGAACAACGACTCTGATTATGATGGCGGTAGTTCAGAACGATTGTTAATTGATAACATCATGAAAGAACTACGAGCTTTAGTAAGTAGAACAGGAGTACACATTGATGTTGTTTCACAACTTAAGAAAACACAGAAGGCTTATGAAGAGGGTGATAGGATTACTCTCCAAGATCTTCGCGGTTCAGGCTCCCTATCCTCTGTTCCTAATACTGTTATAGCATTAGAACGAGATAGACAGAACCCTGATCATGTGTTATCTAATACAACTACTGTTCGTGTGTTAAAGAATAGACTGACAGGTAAAGCAGGTGTTGCTACTTGTCTCTACTATGATCACATGAGTGGTAGGATGCAGGAAATTGACTGGGCTATGGATGATGAAGGACATATTCATTTGAATAGCTATTCGTAAATATAGAGATTGTGGCTAGGCAGAACGTAAGTCCTAGCTGCAGTCTCATTTTAAGGAGATACAATATGGAACTTGTATTTGATATTGAGGCTGATAGTTTATCTGAGATTATAATAGATAAACATGTCAGACCAGAAGTTAAAAACATTTGGTGTATAGCTGCCAAAGATATTAACAGCGGTCAAAGGTATCAGTTTGGTCCTGATAAGATAGAGCAAGGTGTCGAACTCTTAAGAAGAGCTGACAAATTAATCGGTCATAATATTATTATGTACGACATCCCTGTCTTAGAAAGATTCTATGGTACTATAGACACAGTTGCTATAGATACTTTAGTTATATCTAAACTAATGTATCCTGATATCAGAAACCATCCTCTTGGTAGTAATAGTTTAAAGAGTTGGGGTAGTCACCTCAAGGTTTTAAAAGATGACTATCAAGAAGGATTCGAAAGCTACAATGCAGACATGCTAACGTACTGTATACAAGATGTAGAAGTATCAGAAGCTATATGGAAAGCACAAGAAGCTTTCTATAACGACAATAAAACTGTTATTGATTTAGAAAACAAAGTTACTACAATCATATCAGAACAAATCTGTAATGGTATGGGCTTTAACTTATCTGCAGCTGAATCATTAGAGCAAGAAATTCTAATGGAGAAAGCTACAATTGAAGATGACTTGTGCCGAGAGTTTCAACCTATCGTTACTGAACGGTGGTCTGAAAAGACTGGTAAGAGATTAAAGGATAAAGTAGAACACTTCAATCCTAATTCAAGACAACAAATAGCACAGAGATTACATAGTAAATACGGGTGGAAGGCTCCGCTTACAGAGAAGGGCAATCCTAAAGTAGATGAATCAGTGCTTAAGAAATTAAATTATCCTGAAGCTAAGCAGTTATTAAAATGTTTTGAAATAACTAAGCTTCATGGCATGTTATCTGACTGGATTACTAGGGCTATTCATTCCAGAGATGGAAGGATACATGGATCAATCAATCCCCAAGGTGCTGTTACAGGAAGAATGACAGCTAGTCAGCCTAACTTGCAACAGGTATCAGGAGATCCTAGAGCTAGAGCTTTGTTCGTTCCTAAAGACGGATGGGTTCAGGTAGGTATTGACGCTAGTGGATTAGAGGCTAGACTATTAGCTAATAGAATGGCTGAATGGGATGGCGGTGAGTATGGTGACTTAGTTCTTAACGGAGATATTCATACACACAATCAAAAGCAAGCAGGATTAGAAAAGAGAGATGATGCAAAGACATTCTTCTATGCTCTTATCTATGGTGCAGGTAATCAAAAGATTGGTACAATTATTAATAAAGGAACTAGTGCAGGTGGCGCATTAAAGAAAAGATTCTTAGATAATATGCCAGCTCTTAAGAAACTTATTGATAAGTGTGAGTTCCAGGTAGCTAAGAAGAATACTATTACTCTACTAGATAATAGAGAAGTACCCTGTAGATCTAAACACTCTTCTTTGAATGTTCAGATACAAGGAGATGGTGCTGTGCTAATGAAGAAAGCTTTAGTACTGCTACACAATTGCCTAGAAAAGCATTGCAAAGGTAAGTACAAACTAGTAGCAACTGTACACGACGAGTGGCAAATCGAATGCGATCCAGAGATTGCAGATAGAATTGGCAACGCTGGTATAGCTGCTATAAAGAAGGCTGGAGACATCTTAGGATGCGTAGTCCCTATGGATGGAGAATATAGAATAGGAAAGAATTGGAGCGAGACTCACTGATGAAATTATATGTAGGATTTTTTAGTATAGATTATTGGGTGTATAAAATCATCGATTTCTTTTCTAAAGCTAAGCGTAAAGATCATGTTGCCATTATCATTGAAGATGATACAGGTGCTTGGTGTACATACATGGGTAAAAGATTTAAGGCTAGGTTTTCTACTATAGAAGTAGCTAAAAAATGTATTACTCCTGTAGAAACTATATACATAGGGGAGATAGACTGCTCTTATGCTGATGTTGAAGAGTTGTTAAACAAATATGCAGAAAAATTCTGGCTCTGGCGTATAGTCTTGTGGTTCTTTATCACACGTTGGTTTTCTAATTGGAAGCCAGCAGGAGGCTGTGCTGTTATAGTCAGTAAAATGTTAATTGAATTAGGTTATGATATAGATATTGTAGTAAAGCCTAAAGATTTATTTAAGGAGTTAAAAGATGGAAATTATATTGTTGGCAGGAAAGGCGGGGGTTGGTAAAACTACTGCTGCTAAAACTATAGCTGGTGTCGCATTTGATAATGGCTTTACACCAGTATTAGAATCTTTTGCTAAGCCTATTAAGGAAGCAGCAAAAGAAAAAGGATGGGATAAGGAAACATATCCTGAAGATTACAGACAATTCTGTCAAGATATGGGAGCTCGAGCTAGAGCAGACAATCCAGATCATTGGGTAGAGCTTATGGAAACTCGTCTAAAAGATTTACTTATAGCCGAACGAGAAGACTTCAATGCTGGTAAAAAGTTTTGGGAACGTGTAGTTATTATAGATGATTGTAGATACATGAATGAAATAGACCTCGGTCACAAAGCTAATGCTACCTTAGTCTTCTTATCTTATGGTAAAAGAAAACTAGGAGAAGCTGATTGGAGATCTCATGAAAGTGAAAGGCTTGCAAATGCTATTGAATCTGGCGATATTGAATTAGCAGATAACTTTCCTTGGATTATTGCCAATGATACTACAGAAAAAAGATTTATAGATTGTATTAAAAGACAAGCACCCTACTGGTGTGGTCTATCTGTATCGGAAGAGTTTGATCCTTCTATGCATGATATAGATGATTGGAAACTTTATAAAGATAATACACATCTAGAAGAAGCTGTGGAAGAACTGTTAGACTTACTAGATTTCAAGTTTGAAAACGGGAACTTTACTACCGACTTGGATGACGAGGAGTTAGACGATGAAGAAACCAAATAAGGCTGTACTAGATGGCGATATCTTAGCTTGGAAAACAGCCTTTGTAGTAGACGCTGAGGGAGACTTGGCTATAGATAGTTTGCTTGGGAGTTTAATTAAAAGCTGGACACCCAAGGGAGTTAAGGATGTTCTGATTGCTATCAGTCATAAGGAGAACTTCCGCAAGGAGTTATTCCCTAGTTATAAATCTAATAGAGCTGAGGTTGTAAAGCCTGATAGCTTGGGTAATGTCTTTGAATGTCTTCAAAATAACTATAAGTCTATGTCATTACCTAAGTTAGAAGCTGACGACATCTTAGGAATCTATGCCTCAAGCGGTAAAGCAATATCCGTAAGTATAGATAAAGATTTAAAGGGTGTTCCAGGCTGGCTATATAACCCAGACAAGGACAAGAAGCCCTATTATATATCAGAAGATGAAGCTGAACGCTGGTTCTGTACTCAATGGATGGCTGGAGATAATACCGATGGTATTCCAGGCATGTGGAGGATCGGTAAAAAGAAAGCTGAAAAGTTTTTAAATGAATGGGATCCCGATGATTGGTATAATAATATACAAGAGATGTATTCAGAAGAGAAGTACGCTCCTCGTGAGGAATATGACATTGAAAATCCTTGTATTGCAATGGGACAGTGTGTTAGAATACTTCGTCATGATAATTATGACATGAAGAAGGAAGAGATTAAAAAAGTATGGAGCCCTATAGTTGGGTTATAAAGAATATTAGGAGTTTTTATGGATCAATTTCAAGAATTTGTAGTAACAAGAAGCTACTGTAAGTGGCAAGATTCATTGGGGAGAAGAGAAAGCTGGGATGAATGCGTAAACCGCTATTACGATTACTTTGGAGAAAGGTTTCCAGAGGTACAGGGAGAAGAATGGGAGAGTATAAGAGAATCGACTATCAATCGAGAAGTCTTCCCATCTATGAGAGCACTCATGACTGCAGGAGCTGCGGCAGAGGTAGACGATACGTGCCTGTACAACTGTTCTTACCTCGCAATAGACTCAATTAGAGCTTTCTCAGATGTATTATATATCCTGTGCTGCGGTACTGGTGTAGGATTCTCATGCGAAAGTAAAGAAATAAATAAATTACCTGTCGTGCCTGAGATTAAAAGGCATGAGGGTTTCGAAATAAACGTGGATGATTCTAGAAGAGGATGGGCTGAAGCCTTTAACGATCTCTTGTCAGCTCTTTATGGGGGGTTCCATCCTACTTGGGATACGTCTCAAGTACGCCCAAAGGGAGCTAGACTTAAGACCTTCGGAGGAAGAGCTTCTGGTCCTGAGCCTCTAGAACGCCTATTCAAATTCGTAGTTAATTTATTCTACGAGGCTGAAGGTAGGAGGCTCACCTCTCTAGAAGTCCACGATATAGTATGTATGATAGGAGAGATTGTAATCTCAGGAGGGGTCAGACGATCCGCCTTAATCTCTCTATCAGATCTAGACGACAGAGAGATGTCTAGAGCTAAGACAGGACCTTGGTGGGAAAAGAATGGACACCGAGCTCTTGCTAATAACTCTGCCGTGTATACTACCAAGCCATCGCTTGGCAGGTTCATGGAAGAGTGGAGTGAGTTGTATGATTCTCGTTCAGGAGAAAGGGGCATCTGCAACAGAGAGGCAATGGATATGATTGCTGGCTTATCGGGACGAGAGTCTTGTGAGTGGGGTACTAATCCCTGTAGTGAGATTATCTTAAGACCTAATCAGTTCTGTAACCTAAGTGAAGTTGTCATTAAACCTTATGATGACCTGCCAATATTGCGGCACAAGGTTAGGAAGGCTGCCATATTAGGTACAATACAGTCAGCTTGTACTAGATTTACTTATCTAGGACCCGAATGGAAAGCTAATTGTGAAGAGGAAAGACTGTTAGGTGTATCCTTTACAGGTATTTATGACAATAAACTAATGTCAAATCCAAATACTATGCTGAAGGAAACACTCGAAGAGCTTCGAGAGATTGCTATTGAAACAAATAAAGAGTGGGCTTCTAAGCTGGGTATACAACCTTCTAAGGCTGTGACTTGTTGTAAGCCATCAGGTACTACATCATGTGTAGCTGGAACATCTTCAGGAATTCACCCTAGATTCTCTGAGTTTTATATTAGGAGAGTAAGGATAGATACTAAGAATCCTTTATGTCAGTTTATGATAGACAAAGGAATTCCACATGAGCCTTGTGTTATGAAACCAAATGACACTACTGTGTTCTCGTTTCCCTGTAGAGCTCCTGAAGATTCTATAACATATGAGGATTATAATCCTTTAGAACATCTAGAACTGTGGCTGACCTATCAAAAATATTGGTGTCAACATAAGCCTAGTGTAACTATAAATTATATAGATACAGACTTCATGTCTATTGGACAATGGATTTGGAACAACTGGGAATGGGTATCAGGTATTTCTTTCTTACCTTTAGATGACCATGTATATGAACAGGCTCCATTCGAAGCTATAGATGAAGAAAGTTATGACAATTTGTTAAAGACTATGCCCTCTATCGATTGGGCAGATCTTAAATTATATGAACAAGAAGATACAACTGTGAGTTCACATACTCTGGCTTGTTCTGGGGGATCTTGTGAAGTAGTAGACATAGTAGGAGAACAATAATGGATCATGTAGGAAGACTTAATGGTGCATACCTTAGATTAGAACAACACAGGGCAGTAATTACACCTGCCGAGACTGTTATAATTATGAGAGATATGCATAATAGATTACAAAAATTAGAGGAAAGCGATGCTAAACAGCAAGAGAGTACCCCTAGTAGACGAAGATCTGCTAAGGACACTGAAGAAAAAGTTTCCTCCGATTGAGTATAAGCAAGGAGATAATGTAGATACCTTTGCCAACGATGCTATCTTTAGAGCAGGGCAAAGAGATATTATTAATCAATTAGAAATCTGGTTTAAACAGAAAAACGGAGGTAAGTTATGACTAATTTAAATTGGGCAATTAATCACGGTATTTTATTCATGGGCGGTGGTCCTAGTAGTGCGGAAATGAATGCAATGAACGAAGCAGCAGCACGACGAGCTGAAGAAGCTGCTGCAAGAGCTAGAGAACAAGACCTAGCTGATCGAGAACTCTTCAGGGCACAGGCAGAAGAAGATCGTAAGAAAGCAGAAGCAAGAGCTAGAGTTCTTCAAGCACGTACTGCTAAAGAAGAAAAAAGTAGAATCAAAAGCTTAGCTCAGGCTGAGTCAGATGCTGCTGATGTTGCTGACGAAGTTGCTACAACTCCAGATGTTGATCAAAACTTTACCAATTTATTTCATAATTTATTAACAGGAATCTTGGGTGGTCAAGGCATGGGAACTACTAATACTGGCGGAACTGCTGGCATGAAACCTGTTAAATTACCTGGAGCTAAGAAACGTAAATGAACATAGGAAATAGATTTAACAACTTAGATGCTCTGCGTCAAAGTAAGTTAGACCGTGCTAGATACTTTAGTTCTCTAACTGTACCCGCTTTATTACCTCCAGAGAGTTGGACAGAGCAAGAACCTTTAGCACAACCCTATAGTTCTGTAGCAGCTAAGGGTGTTACTTCAATGGCTAGTAGAATGCTTAGTGCTTTACTGCCGTTGAATGACATGCCGTTTTTTAAGTTTGAAATGGCTTCAGGTATTGAACCTGATGCTGATATTTACTCTTACTTAGAGGGACTTAGCTACCAAGTGTTTAATAAACTATCTTCAGCTAACCTAAGAGAAACTATTTACCAAGCATTGCAGCATTTAATTGTTGTGGGCGATGTCTTATTAATTATGGATGATGATTTTGATTTTAGAATCATTAGGCTAGACAAGTTTGTCTGCCGTCGAGATGTACACGGCAAGGTTGAAGAATTAATTTTTATAGAATATAATACTCTTCCAGAATCTTACGAGGAAGAAGGAGTAATGTCCTCTACTGTAACTATGGATGAAAGAAAAGGATATGAAAAAGTATTTGTAAGAGTTATTCCAGGCGACAAAGGTGGATGGGATGTGGTAAAACAAAATACTGATGGCGACTTGCTTGACACAGGACACTTCGAAGTATTGCCTTATACCGTTCTTAGATGGTCTGGTATTCCAGGAGAAAACTATGGTCGTTCTCATGTAGAAGATATGATTGGTGATATTAAAACTCTTGAGGCATTTACTGAAGGATTGATACATGGTGTAACAGCATCATCATTATTCTGGATGGGTGTAGACCCTACTGGTTTAACAGACTTAGATGATTTGGCTGCAAGTCCTGCAGGTAACTGGGTTCCAGCGAGAGTTAATGAAGTGCATGTAATCTCTCCTGCCACAACTATGACTCCTCAGATACAATCTACTCAACAAGGTGTTGAAATATTACGAAGAGAAATCGGTAAGGCTTTCCTTATGGACTCCTCTAGTATTCCTACTGGCGATCGTGTTACAGCTACTGCTGTTAGAATGATTGGTCAGGAATTAGAACACGTTTTAGGCGGAGCGTTCTCTTCTATTGCTAGAGACTTAATGAAACCTATTGTTCAACGAGCTGTGTTCTTAATGATGAGCCAAGGCGAAGTAGATGAAAGATTAAAAGATATGTTTGACAGTCAGGGGTTATTAGATATTGAAATCGTAACAGGACTGCAAGCATTAAGTAGAGATACTGATTTGCAAAAATTAATGCAGATGGGTGAGATGGTTAGAAACCTTCCAGAGCAAGCTGCTGGCATGTTTAGGTGGGATCAGTTTGGCAAGGCTTTAATTACCTCCTTAGGCTTTGCTCCTGATGCTTGGATTAAAACTGAAGAACAAGTACAACAGGAACAGATGGCAATGCAACAGCAACAAATGCAGATGCAAGCACAGCAACAAGCACAAATAGGAGGACAACAAGCTATGGCTAACGTAGCAGAACAAATGGCTATGCAGCAAATGGGAGCTGCAGGTGAAGAAATCATGGGAGGTATGCAATAATGGTTACTATTCAATCACAAGCAGTGAGTGTCTTAACTTCAACTACGTCTAAAAAACAAATTGTTAGTTCAGCTGCCACTGCAACTTTAACAACATCAGAAGGAGGATCGGCAACAGATGCTTTGGCTTCTCCCACCTTTGATACAAGTATTTATAATGTATTAGGTAAAAAGTTTGTAGTAGGTATAAATGTAACTGCTGCAGGTAACGATGTAGAAGCTGATTTACAGGTACAATTCTCTTTAAACGGTACTGATTGGACAGATGTTCAGAGTAATTCAGAAGGTACTGTTGCTTTTACAGGTCTGCCTACTGTAAATGAAACTATTACTTTAGTAGACGCTGCTGGAACTACTAGGGTTTATACAGCTAAAGCTACTGAAGCTACAGGCAGTAGTCAGTTTAATGTAACAGGTACTGCTGCAACAGCAACAGTTGCTTTTACAGGCAATCCTACTTCAGGACAAACTATTGCAATTACAGATGCTGCTGGCTTAACTAGAACTTATGTTGCCCATGCTTCTTCTGACTTTACTGCTGGTACTAATCAGTTTAAAGCTGATGCTGGTGCGACTGACTGTGCAGATAAACTAGAGCTAGCAATTGAAAATGCTGGTGGACATAACGGTACAATTACTGTAGCTAATAACGGATCTGGAACTCTTACTTTAACTCAAGCAACCAAAGGAACAGTAGGTAATACCTCTATCTCAAACGGTTTGGATAATACTACAGCTACTAACTTCTCAGGTGGTGAGTTTGCTAGTGCTGCTACTTCTCTTAAAGCTTGCATCGAAGCATCCAACGGACACAACGGCACAATTACTGTAGCTAATGACGGTGCTGGATTGCTTACGCTTACTCAAGCGACTCCTGGTTCTGTCGGCAATACTACTATCACTGAAACATTAACTAATGTAACTAAAAGTGATTTTACTGGTGGCGGTGGTTCATCTGGTGGAGTTATTGTTACTGATGATATTAAACCTAACGTTACTGGCGTTAAACTTTACGCAGTAGACCTTAGTAACTTTGTAGGAATTCCCTTTGTTAGATTCCTTATAAACAGTGCTGGATTAAATATGGGAAGTTTCCAGTGTGAGTGGCAATTTGGAATGGATAAAATCTAAGGAGAATAAAAAATGACAACATATATTAGAGCAAAAGCTATTGACCAACATACTACTGGTGGAGGATCTGCGGGTACTGCGGACCTTCATGCTATTGAATACACAGAAGAATATTCTTTTACAGGAGCTGATGGAAACCCTACTACAACACGTCAAGTATATCCAGACGGTATCTATGTAGGTACAGGTGGCGATTTAGATTTAATTATGCTTAATGATAGTTCAACTGTAGAGTTTAAGAATACTATTTCAGGGACTGTATATCCTTTTGCGTTTAAAACCTATCATACTGATAGTACTACAAACAATGTAGTAGCACTAAGCACAGGCGTAGATGTAGTAACAAGACCATGACCTTAAGTAAGAAAGACAGCAAACCCTATACTAAGGCTTTTGCTATTACGCCTCACGATAGTAATGCGATAGATCCTAAGCCAGACGCATATTATGTGGGCAGTGGAAACTATACGGATGCTCATACTACTACAGATTTTGCTAATCCTAAAGTATGGTATAGAGGCGGAGAACAAACTACGATGGGGGGTGCTGTTACTAGCTGGAGTAATAAAGTTAATAGCAGAGAAAGTACAATGACTGGCTCTAGTATTGTCGATACAGATGGTGATGCCTCTACAAACTATATTGACTACCTTACTTTTAATGCTGCTACGGATTACCTAAAGACTACCGATACCGATACTAACTATGATATAGGTACAGGCGAGTTTGAGATGATGGCTGTTGTTAGGTTTGCAGACAATGGAAATAATTGGCAACATATAGCATCTAGAGATGCTGGTGCTAGTAACTGGGGCTGGTTGAGAAGATCCGATGCTGCTAGTTCTAACGAGGGCAAGATTAATTTCTCTATTATCGGTTCTGATCCTATGTCAGCTACTACAGTAGCATACGATACTTGGTATATATTAGGGGTATCTAGAGACAGTTCCAATGTGATACAGCTATATAGAGACGGTGCTACAGATGGTGCTTCTGCTACTAATGGTCAAGATTTGAATGATTCAACAGGAGACCCTCTTGTTTTAGGAGCTAAAGATAATGGAAGTGGAACCTTAGTTCAATCTCTTTTGGGTGACATGCTTGAGTTTATTCTTTGGGAAACAAAACTATCTGATAAAGCAAGAGCAGACTGCGTAAAGTACCTTCAGGATAGATACTTTAATGATCAAGTAGCAAGTCTTCAAAGACGAGAAGGCGATACTATAGCAACTGTTTATCCTAAAGTCGGAACAGTTATTGAAGATTCTCCTGAAATTATTATGAGTACTAATATACAGGCTGGAAATATCGTAGGTCTTACGAAGGACTAGGAAGGGGTTAATATGTCACCACAAGATCCATGGGAAACACACAACGGGGGTACGAATGGCTGGGCTGAATACAAGAGGCTTGTTATAAACGAACTAGAACGAGCTAACAATAGATTGGATATGATGGACAAACGTCTATCACGGATGGAAAAACATATAACTGTATTGCAAACTAAGGCAACTGCATGGGCAGCTGGGTTGGCAATAGTAATTTCAGGGGGGATGACCCTCCTATTAAAACTCTTTTGACTCTGGGGAACAGAACAATCATAAGGAGACAAGACAATGGATAATCCAAATTATCAAGAACCTGTACAACCCACCGAGGCACAGGCACAACTCAATGACATGCAAGCAAACTCTATGGACTACAGTCCTGGCGATATGCAAGCACAACAAGAACGTGTTATGTTTGAAAAACACGTGGAAGCAAACGGGGAAGCGATCCCTCCAAACTTTAAAACAGCTGGTGACTGGTACGATTCTTTAAAAGAAGCACAAGGTCAGTACACTCAGGCAAGACAAGAGATCGCAGATTTGAAAAGAACTTATTCAGAGCAGGGCGGAGTTAATCCGAACTATCAGGAACAACCTGGGCAACAAGCTCCGGCTCCTGAAGTAGAAGCAGCTCCTCCTGTGGACAGAGGGAATGAAGAACTACGAATAGGTACTCCGCCAGAGCCAGAGCCTACACCAGAACCAGTATCTCCTCAAGTTACTGATCAAATGTGGCAACAATGGGGAGCTGAGCTAGCTGTGAATGGTGATCTATCTCCTGAAACTTTTGAATCTATTAAACAGCAGACAGGATTTTCTGATAATATTATTAATGATTTTGTAACAGGTCAGAAAGCTAAGATGCGAGAAGCTTTCGACGGTGCTTCAGAAGTAGTGGGTGGTAGAGATAAATTAAATAAAATTTTTAAATGGGCTGAGACTGCTCTAAGCGATGAGCAGAGAGCCAATATTAATATGGGACTAGCAAGTCCTTCTTATGAAGTAACTCTAAGAGGACTTGAATCAATGTATGATAGCAGTTCAGTTGAGTCTGTAAAATCACAGGAGCCTTCTCCTAATGTGAATACAGGTCAAGTAGCTGCTTCAGAAGGCGGGTATACAGGTTATACTACTCAGAGAGAATTTAAGGCAGACCGCAATAACCCACGATTCAATACGGAACCAGCGTTTCGTACGGCTGTGGAAAACCGGATGATGCTCACTGACTTTAACTCATTACCCTTCTAAGGTGACGGACCTTAGGAAACAGGAGAACACTAAGTATATAGGAATCCCTCTCCTAACAGAGACAATGGATACTATATGAACTGGACTATCCGCATAACAGAGGACTCGAAAGAACAATCCAAAGGCGTGTATAATTATTTTTTCCGTTATTTTATACTTTTATATAAGGAGATCTAGCTATGGCAGATAATGCAACAAGTCTAGAGTTTCGTAATGGTTTAGC